GACTTTATTGTTTTCAATGCAGTGCATGTAAACTTCTGGAATGTGATGGAACTTAGCCCATTCAATCATTTCAGTTAATAGTTTATCTGCAATGCCTTGACGCTGAAACTCTTTATCTACTGAGACTGCAAGTTCCCAGGAACCATCACTGTTCTTTGCCAGATGTCCCCAACCAACACGCTTTTCATCATCACGTGCATACCATAATTCATGGTCTGTTGGGTGATAACACATTTGCAAGATAAGCTGGTCTATGTTGTAGTCACTAGCCGGATGACCGAAACGTGAGTAACGGTCGTCAGTATCTAATGCCTTCAAGTGTCTAGCATATTCACTAATCTTGTAGATGTTAGTGTGGACGTATGTAATCATGTACCCTTGATTATTTGCTTTGCTTTTGCATCACGTGCAGCTTGGATAGCTTCAATTATTGCTCTAAGAAATTTCTTCATAGTAGACCTTTGTTGACTTTCATGTTGTATTCAACAGTAAGACGTTCAACATCACCGGTGTGTTGTGGATTGTTATCTGCAATATATTGTTCTAAACTAGAACCATATGTCTGTTGAGTACGAACTACGAACACTCCGGCTACTGCTAAACCTACTATTAGTAGGACGATGAACATATTACTTAGCCTTCTTTGCCGGCTTAGCACAACTTGCAGTTGGGAAGAAAGAACTAACGTCCTTCATCTTTTCAAAAGTTTCTTGCACTGGTGCCATTGCGTCAGTGTAGAACTTCTTATCTACTGCCATTGAACTTAGTTTTGTGAATGCCAATGAGCCAGCGTCAATAGCTTGCTTTGTGTACTTGGCTTGTGCATCAACGAATGAGTTTAGAACTGTGTTGATTTCTGGGTTTGTAACGAATGTGTTGACAAACTTCTTTTTTGATTCCTGGATGGTGTCTACCATGGAATAGGCTGCTACGTTAAACATAAATTTTCTCCTGTGTGTATGTTTTGAGTTTTTAAGTAGAACTCTAACTACTTTTATTTATGCTATTATAGCACGGTTTCTTTATATTTTTGTAGAGCACGGACTCTAATCACAGCCAACCTAATTGCAACATAGTCAGAGACTTCATCACTTTCGGGTTCCTGAACTAGCTTGGGTCTACGGAAGAAAGGTGCTATTTCACCATCATCAATATCGTCATCCTCGTCATCAATAACAAGGTTTAACTTATGATGTGGATTACTTCTTAGAAGTTTCGGCTTTCTTACTGGGACTTTTGGTGGTGTCCACCTTTTTGTCCTTTGTATGGTCTTTCTTCTTAGCCAACTTCATTGGGGCACTTGCTGGTGTTGCAGGCGCCTTTGCTGGCTCTGCTGCGAAGGCTGTCATTGTGAAAGCCACCATTACGATTGCGATTAGTTTTTTCATTTTAGTTCCTTTAAAAAATAATACTAGTATATATTTAACGCCTTAGCCATCGATTCCGTTGACAACTACCTACCCGTTTTGATAGATTTCAAGTAACTATCTATATCACCATATAGGCTAATCATCATAGCTATCTTACTATCGTACAATCTAATGTAGGGCTTGTTCTTTTTACCCGGTTCTTTGACTACACCTAAAAAGTATGGGCATTTTAGTTTCTTACTCATGTCGAGTATGTACCCATGATGACCTTCTTCGAGTTTCACTAAAAAGTCATATTGGTAAAATTCTATCTGAGCAACACGAAACATAGTGTCACCCATTTCACTTAGTCTTAATGCTGTACCGCTTGAACCTGTAGCCCACCATCTACGCATACACTCTTCAACCGTGAACATTCGCATCTGTTCCGGTAGTTGCTCAATCACTTTGGTAGTGATTTCTTTCTTAGACGGGGTCATCGGGATAAACTTTGGTGCCGTTGTTCATAAACACGACCGTAAATTTATCTGAATTGAATTGTTTGTTTAGTTTACGGCACAAGTTACGTGCGTGTCCGGGGTTACTGAAACTAGTCTTCTTGTATTTAGGAACTGTTTCGCTATCTAGGTAATGCTGGCTCTTTAAGTTAATCGGTTGCCCGTCATAAAACACAGCCCAGATACCTGCAGCTTCTACGATTTGGTCACACTTATACGTTGTTTTGTCAACAATTTCTAAGATGACTTTGGGTTGTGTTCTGCTCATTTAAAATTTACCACCGTTTACTACGACTTCCATTACCGCAGTGTTGCTAGTTTGATTCCTGTCTATCAAGGTAGTTAAGATTTCATCGCGCAGCAACTTCGCATCGGACAATGTAAGAATTACATCCTTAGCATTACGTCCTTCAGCGATTGAGATTTTATCCATCAGTTTTTTAATTTGAGTCATACGTTATTTATGCTACTATTTACCTCTTCCTTAGATTTAAAAGGACCTAAGTACTCGTATCGTTGAATAAAGATATATTTTGGGCATAAGACTGGAGTGAATTCTTCTCCTTGTTTAACAGCGAACCAACCTGCAACATGAAAGCACTTGCTCTTTGGTGTCTTAGTGAAGATATGAAGTTTACGCTGCACGTCAAAGAAACTATTGTATATTCGGTTGCTTGATGTTGGGAAAACAGCGAAGGGAGGTGCTTTGACCTCCTGCTTAACTTTAGTAATCTTTTCAAACTCAATATGAGCTTTCTTCTCAATCGCCTTAGTGGTATTAAAATGTTCGATGTTGTTACCTATCTTGACATCGAATCCACTACCGTCACTAATCACATTGCCGATTTTGTTCTTACCGTCTGTGATTACCCAGTATTCACCTTTTACGATTGGTTTAGCTTTCAAGTTCATTGTTATTATCCTTTGTTAATTCTGCCATGAACATAAACTGCTCATACGCTTTCTTTACTGCTGGCACTGACATTAGCTTTTCAGCTTCTACCATCATTGCCTGCACTGCTTTTTCAGCACACTCTCGGGCACTAGGCCACTCTAGTTGTTTGGCATCTGGACCAAACTCTTTTACAAGATTGTTCCATGCTTCTCGTTGTGATTCTGTCAATGGGGACTCAGTTTTACCGCGTGTACTACGCCGTATCTCAGTCGCATCCATGATAGCTTTGCTTATGGTATCTTCTGCCACTCTACATGCAGCAATCATAGCTGCATGATTTGGGTTGATATTGTATCTAGTGCTTTGTCCACCTGGATATACTATTAGTAAGTGTGAACCTTTTGGTAGTGCGTAGGAAAGGTCACTGTCATACTCACTGACAGGGACATATTTGCGTCCTACTTTTTTGTAGAAAATCTCTTTGGTCATAGTTGAAATTTCTTTAAGTACTCGGTTGCTTCTTTTGTGTGCATCAACTCAAGTTCTTCCGGTTCAGTATCTTCCATTGTTAATGTACCAAACTTATTTTCGTATAATTCAACGAAGGTGTCAATCAAACTGGCAAACTCTTTTTCGGAGATACCAACTAACACCTCTTCAAGGATAATTTTAAATAGTTCTTGTTGATTCTTATCCACCCAGTTTCTCCCACATGTAATCTTTATTTTTAACACACGCAACTGTTTTTAAGTAACCATCAGCCATTGCACGATGAATCGCTAGTTTTATATTAGTGGGGCACACATCCGATATCTCGATATAGGCGCGAGGTACTAATTTAATGCCATCCGACATTAAGAAGTCACTATCACCTTGTTTAATTTCTTTAAACGTAGTGCCAGATTGTTCAGGATATTGTGCCATTACCATGTACTCACATCAGTGATATCTACGGTAGTTGGTTTTTCAAACAAGTCAAACTTGACATGGATCGCAGGACCAATGCCACTTGAGTTATCTTGTTCAATAGTAAAGTGTTCAACTTCTTTAAAGTGGTCAAACATTTGACAAAGGTCTTGTAGTTGTTTGCGATTAAGTGTAATTTGTTTCATTTCTTTAATTCATTCCACATTAGTTTTTTAGCCCTAGCATCTAAGTCTGCTTCTTCGAGTCTCAGCATTTCCCATGCTGTCATCTCAAGCCACTTAACTACAGCCTCTTTACCTTCATCAGTAAGATGGCAGTAGTTCTGTCCTACAGTGCTGTGGTAGTAGCACCTTTTATCTTTAATAATTTCAAAGAGGCCAGCGTAGATTTGTTTATGCAGAATGTGATTCATGTATCGTGCCTTTATACGGGCTATTGAGCCAGCGACTATAAGTTTCAGCATGTTCAGAGATTTTGTTAAGTTCATACTTACCACATAGTTTCATTAAGTGTACACCTACTTGAGGTACTGTTGTTACTCTTACAGATTGTTTGATTGATTGGTCAAACTTATCTTTCATTTCTTGAGGCTGTGCCTTCAAGTCAATCA